CAATGGAAGAATTAAAAAGAGAATTAATAAAAAAACATTTAGAGAGTTTTGGTAATGGTGATTTTTTCCACGCAAGTGTTAAACACTATGAAGAAACAGGAAAGGCAAGTGGTAGTTTTTTTATGGCTTTAAAGGTTATGATGGATGAATATGCAGAGCGTAAGGTTGATAATTAATTTTTACACCTTGTTGTATGTCTTTTTTAATTGCATACAAAGAGCATCTAAACCCCGTTTAAATGGGGTTTAAGTGCCTGTTATGATTATATTCTTTGCATGTAATAAAGCGTGTAATATGCTGGCATATTATCTTGTGCTGCGTTTCCTGCCGTTTCCGTATAAAAATCTGTATTTTGAACGGTGTTTTTACTAACCGTTGCACCTGTTCCCCCTACGTCTTGAGGTGAATAAATTTGAGTTACAGAACCACCCGAATCAAAAGAAAAAGAACTACCATCATCTCCTCCCGTTGATAAATGTTTGTGTTTATGTCTAGTGTCTACCGTATTTTGACCGCCTGTAAAACCTACGTTACCCTCGTTTACTTCTGGTCTAACAAATCTATCTGTCAGGTCTAAAGTAGCTCCATTTTGGCCGTTAGCGATTGAAAACCCTTTGTACCATCCTGCGCCCTCTCCGTTTGTTGCGGCTACAAAATTAGCAATTGAAAAACCGAATAAATCACTTGTACCAGCGGATAACATTACAACTGTGCCTTTTGGCGTGCTTTGCCTAAATTGTACTTGGTTCAAATACTGATAAGGCGTAGCGTTTAAAACTATGCTTTCATCTCCTCCCGTTGCTGGCGTTGCTGAGTAAACCGCTTTGTACGTTGTTGTAAAATCCGAAACCGTCGAACTGTCTAAAGCCGTTCTAGCTTCGTTTGTTGGCGCACCCTCGATTAAATATCCGTACGGGGTATCTGTAATCGGGTCAAACTCCATTATTTTCCCATTAAGAAAACAATAACCGCCATTCATTGTTATTTTAGGGCTTATAGTGGTTATTTCACCTCCCGAAATTATACAAGGTTCTTGAAGGCCTGCTATGATACTTTGAGCCGCTTTCAATGGTTCGCCTTGAGCTGTGTTCCAGTCTTCATTTTGGAACGGCATTCCCCCGTTAGGAAATGGGTTTTTAAATCTTTTCATTAGTAACTAATTATGTTTGAGTTTACTCCCACTAATTTAATTTGATTATTTAATTCTTTTATCTTGTTGAGCTTGTCACCATCTGAAAAAACCGCGCTAGGAACGTTTATAATATAGTCATATTCTGGCTGCAATTCTCCATCATTATAAAAGTAAACAGGTGTATTAGTTGTTTCAAGCTTATTCCTAAAATATACGGGAACTTTGCCTTCATTCTTATTATAAAAAACCTCTGCTGTTTTAGTTTCAACAAAGTTTTCAATCCAGATAAAAGGACTTTCCGTAATTCCTAATTCTTCATTCAATATCTTTTCAAATGCTAAATCTTGGCTATTATAATTAGTTAGTTTAAGCGTTTTTTCTCGATAAGTAGTGAAAATACTATCCCAGAAAGTTTGCAATGGCTTATGCAATGACCAAAGCCAAGCTTTTCGGGTATCACCTCGCATCGAAGGAGGTAAAAGCCTTTCGACTAATAATTTTACATTTATAAAAAACAAATTCATTATGAAACCGAGTAAGTTAACGAATCATTTAAAGTGTAACCTGCTGTTTGTTCGGGTATAATATAACCTGCTGCGGTTTGGTAAATTCTACCGTTTACAGGTGTTTGGCCTGCTACATTCCTATAAACAACGTCGATATTTGAGCCTGTTATAGGTTCATTATTCGTACGCCCTATAATTTCCTCAATTACTATGTCATTAACGCCCTCAACATCTAAAATAACCCTTTCAAGTTGTTGCCTATTAACTACACCGTCAAAATCTAAGTTTTTAAAGTATTCTGTTATAGCCGTTTCAATATTGGTTTTCACACTACTTAGAACATACTGCCCATCATAAAATATATCAGCTTTTAAATAAAGTTGATCTGGCGACAAAGTGCCGTTTGTCAAAGGGTCGCGAATCAATACGACTTGAGTACCAGCGAATTGTACTAGCTTTAAATAACTCTTTAAGGCTTCGGCCTCAGTCTGGGTTAATGGGCTTAAAACGCCTGCTACTTCTTTAGCTACTTTTACAAAAACTTGGCGGTTTGGTTGTTGCTGTATAGCTGCTGCTTTAATAATCCTTAAACTTTCATTTACTATTGGGTATTCTACACTAAAAGTATCAGTAACCGTTGGTATTTGTAAATTTGGCGGTACGTCATATTGAAACTTCAACACTTTATCCTGTAACCATCTGGCATTACCAACCCTTGACTGCAATATTTTAGTATCTACATCTGCACTAAAAACATCAAAAAGTTGTTCGAAAGCGTTTAAAATCGCGGCAAAGATACTTGTCCATGTGTACCAGTCTGCCGTCTGGCTTGGCGTTACCGCGTTTAAATCGTCTAATTCTGGATAAGTTTGTATTTCGTCAATTATCTCAGTTCTTATTTCTTCAAATTCTCTAGCCATTTAATATCCCCGTTCTGATAACATAGTTATCAATTATCAATTCTTTTACTAAATCTAATGATACCGTTCCCTCTGGTATTTCTATTTTGTCTTTGCATCCGCTGTAATCTTTTAAGTATACCGTATAAGTTTGGTTATACACATAGTAACTATCATGGTTATTATCTGTTAATTCGCTTACCCTTGAAGTATTGGAAAACGCCCCGTTTACGCTGTACCCTGTCAACCCGTTAACTGCCTTAAATACCGCACTTTTAAGATCAAATACATCTAAATCCATAGAATCATCATTATATTGATTATCTATATAAAATTCAGTAACGATTTTTAATGTGAAGTTTAAAGTACCTTCCTGTATTCCATAGCCTAAATCTTGCCACTCTATCTCGTCAAAAGAAACGAAAACAGCAGGAAAAGGGAAAGGTTTCTCCGTTTGCGCTTCAAGGCTCAAAAGTTGTTCATTAAAAACCTTTACATGATCAACATCTTGAACATTCGAAGTAATCCTATCTCGTAGTGTTATGTAAAAATCTTTTAAGATCATAATTTTACAATGCTATTTACGCTATTTTTTTTGATTTTACTATTTAAAACCCTTGAAATAGTTCTTAAATGTTTGTTTACTAATGTTTTTGATTCTCCCATGAATTGACGTTGCGGTAGTATTATTTTGCTGCCTACCCTTTTACTTGCAATGTTCGACCAAAACCTTTGGTCATCCGATCTAATCGCACTTTGCGCTCTAAACTCGAAATAAGCTATTTGCTTGGCTGTTACGGTACTTTCTGCCCCTTCGTTGTGATAACCTGAGTATTCAGCGTTATTAACTATAAAGGCTTTATTTTGCGTAATCTTGGAGGTGAAAGCTTTAGACATTCGCCCCGTCATCTCCAAAGTTTTACGGTTTTTTCTGCCTATCGTATAAACTCGTTTTTTCCACCGTCTACGCGTACCGTTTTCATTTGTGAAACCTTCTTTATTAAAAGATTCTTCAAAATGCTTAATTGATTCTTTAGCCATTTCTTTCAAAGAATCCTTAGAGCCGTTTTCAAGGTCTTTATAAAGTAAAACCATTTTATGCGATATGGTCAAAGAGCTAGGCAAATAAATTAAGTTGGTTCGTTTTTGCAATCATTTCTTTTCCGCATCTATCGGGGTCTAAGCAATGGCCTAAGTTAAACCAATCACAAGTCAAGCAATGGGATTGGTAAGCCAAAGTTTCGCTCTCTTCTTCTTTGTTCTTCATCACTTACGTTAAAATATGGGTGTTTATAACTAAATACAATTTTATCCAGCCATGAATTAAATCTGAAATAATCGGGGACTATTTCTTTTAACTCGTTTTCATTCCCTTTAGTTATTACATTTCGTGTATCTCTGCCAGAAACTTGAACAACAAAACAACGACAATTCCACGCAATAGGCGGATAGTAACTAGCCCAAAAAGAATCATCTACGGGTCTAATAGTGTTATTTAATTCACTATGCGACTGTCTTACTTTTTCGTCCTCCTGCGTTTTGTACATCAAATTTGGAAAATCTTTCTTTTCCTCAATGTATACACTATATTCCTTCGCGCTAATAGCTTGATTTATAGCGTTTTGATATTCCGTTTTTAACCACGTTTCGTTTATTACTTTTACTATCTTTTCAGCTTCTTTTTTGAACTCGTTAAACGGCTTAATTTTACCGTTTTCGAATAATAAAGCCCTAAGTTGCTTTTGTTGTTCGTAAGTCTTAGCTGCACTAAACTTA